AATCACTTCTATCTATTAACTGTCCGATACTACAATTGAAATTTATATTAACTTCATTTAAATTATTTCTATTGATAGATACTAATTTAGGTATCTCCGTTTCTTTCGTAATCTCTTCTTCAACTTCTACTGTGAAAGTTTCATCTTTATCGATTGAATGCTCTACAGACACTGTTTGTAACATGTCAAAATACACAGAACCGCCGTCAACATTGCTATAAAACGCTTTTTCTTTAACACCATTCTTCCAAGCCCATGTAATTAATTCTGGTAATGTCATTTCTACTTTTCGTTTAATTTTTACCATTCTTCATCTTCTCCTTTACGATTTCTAATGCTTCTTCTGGACTATGTGCGATACCATGTATCACATTGTGTTTCTTCCTGCATGGTTTATTATTCTTTCGTACATTTTTACAGGGTTTAATACTTAACACATAAAAATGGTTACATTTTTAAAATTTATGTAACCAAATGTAACCATTTTTTGAACCTCAGAAATCCCTCAACGACGGGCTTTATATAGTATCTAGTTACTTGTTACATTTTTTTTAGAGATAGAAAGTATATAGAATATAGAGACTTGTAACTTCGTGTATATGGTCCTCTGAGAAATTCTTTGAGGCGGGATAATCATGTAACTTATAACCCAAATTCCTCTGAACCCTTACTTTCCCAAGTGTTTTGACGGTTACATTTTTATGAAAATGATCAAATTTATGTAACCCGCCTTTCTTCAAAAGTCTCAAACACCTTGGTATGACTGGTTTTTGACGGTTACTTATTTTTTGTAACGCGCTCATTTATGTTTTTCTACTTGATATGGTGAGTAAATATATTCAGGGATCTGAACGTATTCGCTCATTTCGTATATCCATATCTTTTTGATTGCGTTATTCATTCTAAGCGCATCACATAAATTCTCTATCTGATGAACACCTTCAAAATAATAGTCTCCATTTTCAATCTTTCTTATCCTGCTAACCGTTAACTGTGAAATCTTTGCCACATCTTCTCTAGTCATTCCACGATTCTTTCTATGTCTTTTTACAGCTTCACTAAAAGGAATATTTGGCACTAAATCACTCCTTTACAGTTCGATATATTCATGATCAGCATATTCATTTAGTTCGATCCGAGCACTTTCCTGATATGCTTCAATAAATTCGTCCTCTGAATCAAAATCTTCCATTGTAAGAGTGTTATCGAAAACGATATTATAATGTTTTGAGATTTCCTGTTTATCTTCTAATTCTTTGATTGATAAGTTCATTCATTATCCTCCTCATAAGCACGCATTGTTTTACCGTTCTTTTTGACTGGCTTGGGTGTGAGTCCGAAACGTTCTTTGATGTTACTCTGAAACTGTTTCCTACTCATTGTATTAAGTCCGTTTTCATCACAAAAAGCTTCATATTGCTCATATATTTCTGGTGGTCTTAAACCGTGAATATCTTCTTTTTTAAAATCTTGTAAAAACAAACCCGATGTGTCGTTCTCATCATGATAGTCTTGATTAAACTTTGTTACGTTTGTACTCTCAGTAAAAGCTACATTGTTATAAAGTCGCATATATCCATCTATGATGAGCTTTATCCAATATTTCATAGCTTTAGGTGTTGTTAACTTGGTAATGAACTTTGGATCTTTCTTTGTTGGTTTTGAATACATTGGTAGCCAAACAACTCGACGTTTATAAGATTCACCTTTTTCAAACGATTTTAAGATATGATTGGATGTGAAAATAAGTGTACAAGTTAATTCGACATCTTCTGATTGTTTGTATAGTTGGCGCATAGATACATAGTCACAGGTCGAAATATTTTTCAGTAACTTCATTTGATCATTGTTGATAGGTTCGTCTTGGATATCGTCACCAAGGTTTGCAAGTTTACCTTTCATGCTTGAAAAATACCTTTCATCACTCATATTTCTGATTGATAACCCTGTAACGTTTTTTCTATCTAATATCGATCTGATAATGGTTAATAATGTTCCTTTACCATTGCCACCGTCACCTACAAAAATAAAGAACTTACCCATTAATCTTTTGAATTCAGGATTTACTATCAGTGTATGACCAATGATTTCATAGAGTAGTTGTTCATAGTCTTTATCGTTATTTGTTAGCAATTTAATATAATCATCCACTTCTTGAACAACCTCTGCGTTAGGATCGTAATCTATATCTATAACGTATGGTGTAAACTCTTGATAATTGACATTGATGAATTCACCGTCTTGTAAAATTCCATTTTTAAATCGAATAGGAAAAACAGTATTTGATGGTATGCGATGACTTCTATATTCGACTTGTTTCATCACTTCATCTATAAAATTTGTTTTCTTTGGTCCTGATAATCTGAATATATGTTGTCTAAGAATAGCTGTATCATCTGTATACTCACCGTCACTATCTTTAAAAAACAATACGTCGTTGTATATAACAGTGTTGAATATATTCATAATTTCTGTCGCTTTAGCGTAATGCTCATCTTCGTCGGTGGACGTCGAATCATTTGAACGTGATAACTGTTCAAATTCAGATTGATCTAAAGGCTCAGCAAAAATGTGATCGTTAATGAATGTTAATATTGCATCAGTGTGTTTGTGGCGATTTAATTTCATTTTATGACGATATAATTTTTGATTTCTTCCATCCCCATCATCTAATCCATAAAGTGACTCCAATTTACTAACTGAATTAGATAGCACGAATGGTAAAGCTTCTCTAACACCTTTATTTTCAATTTCACGCATCTGTCCACGTCGTTTAATAGTGATCGATTTGGTGTTTTTAATATGTTTGAATTCAACGCCAAATCCTAAAGGGGTAATCGCGTTCGCACCCCTAAATGTTGTCGGTTTTTTGAAATATAGATGTACACCTCTATCGGTCCAAACAGTTTGAGTATTGATGTTGAACGTTTTTAACATTTTCTTGATGATGTCTTTAGGTAAATCATCTATATCCACGATTAGATCATTATCGGTTAACAACCAACCTGCGTTTCTAAAACTATCTGGAAATTCGCTAACATCCGCATCAGGTAAAGCATGTTTTGAATTATCATCTTTGTATTCTACATACAATGTTTATCCTCCTTTTTAATCAAATTGATTCTTTCCATCTTTCTAATCTTTTTATAAGGATTTGATAGTAGTGATCGATGTCTATACGGTTATCAAAGTCATTTATTAGACTTTTACCTTCTTTGTCGTATATTTCGTCATTCCATAAAAACATGTTTTCAGGTGCATCTGGGAATCTTGCCCATGATTCTTGCCCTTCTACATTCTTAACTTTGTATAAAACGTATGGTGTTGTTGATTGATTTGCTGCAAAAACTCGGTTCACTTTTTGCAATTTTACTTTGTTGTTGTCAAAAGTACCTTCATATGTTCTACCAGCCTGTAAGATATATTGATATAAATGCGGTTGCGACTTGTATTCTATTAGAGTGTTTAGAATAGGTTTGTCATATACTAAATGATCTACTAAAGCGATATCTAAGATACGCGCATTATTGTTTTTAAATTTAGCGTCTCCGTGATACCTGTTAACATCTCCACCTTTGACTTTGATATTTCCATCAGGTTCTACCGCTATATAGTTATTAACGTCTTTCTGAATAAGTAATTTGAACAAATCTTCTTCAAGTGTTAATTTGAATTCTTCTTCCCAGTCTTTCCAAACTTTCTTATATTCGTCTGACTCAGTTGTGAAAGCTACACCATCAGTATTGATGTTTAATATTGTGCAAGTTTCTGAAAGTCTTTTACAAAGTGTATAAAGAGCTACTTGACCGTATACACAAACCCCGACAGCTGCTTGACTGTTTTTTAACGGTGAGTATTTATTTTTCAAATTTCCATACACACTGTTAAGGATCAATTTAAGTGCGTTGGATTTCTTTTTATCTATATGTTTGATTTTGATACGCTCATCTAAAATGTTTTTGTATTTTTCTAATGCTTTAGGTGGTAATGCTTTTATGTTCAGAATAATGTGAGGGTACATTGAAGCAACGTCTAATAATTTGACGTCTCTAGCTTTATAAATGTGCTTATGCACACCGTGAAGACCACCGAATCCGAATTCTATTTCGCAATCAAAATCTTCTATTTTAATTGATTTTTTATTAGGTTTTCTCGAAGTCCACATATCTACAACTTGTTCAGGTACATTGTTCAAATAACCATCAGGTATATGTGTTTGGAAATCCGCCCATTCTTTTTGACCTTTTTGCTCATCTAAAAGAATATTTGATGAGATTGTCGTGGTGTTCCACTTGGCCGCTTTTTCATTACCTAACATATCCACCAAGTCATCTTTGATATCGAAATAGTTAACTTTTCGTTCTTTATAAACATCTATTGTGTTTTCAACATCGTATGCGCAGTAATTCATTTCTTGTACGAGTTCTTCTTCAGTAAGTTCTCTATCAATGTCAAAACCTATATCGGTTTCTAAAATCATTTTTCCAACATTACCTTCTATCTTTTTAAGCGAAGGATTAGACACATCGATTTGTTGGAAACAGTCATATGTTTTATTTTTAACCCTTGGATAATTGACAAAATCACCTGAAATGATATTGTCGTTGATTTGTTTGATTTGTTCTTGAGTTTTACCATCAGACATAGCTTTTAGAATTTTGTCATCATAATAGTTATTGTTATAACCGACTAAGGTTTTACCTTTGATAAACTCAGTTAACCCTTTAAAG